ATTAATGTACGAAGATTGTTTATCGTACTAGAGAAGGCTATCTCAACTGCTTCCAAATTCCAGTTATTTGAATTCAATGATGAGTTCACAAGAGCAGGATTTAGGAACATGGTTGAACCTTTCTTGCGTGATGTGCAAGGTCGTAGAGGTATGACTGACTTCTTAGTTGTATGTGATGAGTCCAACAACCCAGGCAGCGTTGTTGACCGTAACGAGTTTGTCGCTGACATTTTTGTCAAACCGGCTCGGTCTATTAACTTTATTTCTCTAAACTTCATCGCCACGAAAACTGGTGTTGCGTTTAGTGAAGTGGTAGGGGCATAGGAGAGACACATGGCAAACATAAACGACTTTAAATCCGCATTAAAAGGTGGTGGCGCAAGAGCGAATCAATTTCAAGTAACAATGCCTTTTCCAGGCTTTGCAGCAGTAGGTGGAGAGACACGAACAATGTCTTTTTTATGTACTGCAACAAACTTGCCTGGCATGACATTGGCAGAAATTCCAGTTCCATTTCGTGGACGGAATCTGTATATTGCAGGAGATCGTACTATAGATACATGGTCAACTACAATTTTAAATGATACTGATTTCGCTATTCGTAATGCATTTGAGCGTTGGATGAATGAAATCAACAATATGTCAGACAATAGTGGGTTGGAAAATCCATCTGATTATATGGTAGATTCATTTGTTGATCACTTAGATCGTGCTGGTCAGGTAATTAAGGCTTATACTTTTAGAGGTATGTGGCCACTAACCATAGCACCTATTGAACTAACTGCAGCGGAAGCTGGAGAGGTTGAAACTTTTGAAGTAACCTATCGCTATCAGTTTTTTGAAACCAATACTACAACATAATATTTCGTATAAATATTTACATTGATAAATTGATTACGGAGTATTATGGCACAACTATTTGGATTTCAAATTACCAGAGCAAAGGACAAGGGAGAACAGGCATCGTTTGTTCTCCCCGATCCTGAATCTGGAGCTACCACATCTGCTGGATTCTACAGCGAATTTCTTGATATAGAAGGACAAACTAAGTCCGAATCTGATCTTATTCGTAGGTATAGGTCTACCTCAGAACATCCAGAATGTGATTTAGCAATTGAAGATATTATTAATGAGTCTATAAATATTGATGAATATAGACAAGCAGTATCTATTAATACTGATAATTTACCTTATTCTTCAAAAATTAAAAGAAGAGTTAGGGATGAATTTTCACAAGTCTTAAAGCTATTAGATTTTACTAATAAAGCTCACGATGTTTTTAGACGATGGTATATAGATGGTAGGATTTATTTTCATAAAATTGTAGATGAAGAAGATCCACAAAAAGGAATACAAGAATTAAGATACATTGATGCTTTAAAGATTAAACGAATTCGTAAAATCGAAAAAGCAGAAACAAAGAAAAAATCCCCTACACTTAAAGTATTAGAAGATTATTACTTATATAATGAACAAGGGGTAACTAGTGCAAATACTGGCTCTTCAGGGTCAGTAGGAACTGCTATTAAAATTACAGCAGATGCAATTGCAATGTGTGGTTCAGGATTATTTGACCCCACAAAAGCATTAGTTTTATCGTACTTACATAAAGCTATCAAACCTGTTAATCAACTTAGGATGATTGAGGATGCGGTAGTAATTTATCGTATTGCAAGGGCTCCAGAACGTAGAATCTTCTACATTGATGTTGGTAATTTACCTAAAGTAAAAGCAGAGGCATATCTTAAAGATGTGATGAATCGTTATCGAAACAAGTTGGTGTATAATGCCTCAACTGGTGAGGTAAAGGATGATCGTCAACAGATGAGTATGTTAGAAGATTTTTGGTTGCCTCGTAGAGAAGGTGGTAGAGGAACAGAAATTACCACATTGCCTGGCGGGCAGAATCTTGGAGAAATAGATGATATTATCTATTTTCAGAAAAAACTATATCGATCTTTGAATATTCCTGTTAGTCGGTTAGAATCTGATTCAGGATTTAGTTTAGGTCGTGGTGCGGAGATTACAAGGGATGAGGTAAAGTTTACTAAGTTTGTTCAAAAATTACGAAACAAGTTTAATACTCTATTTAATGATCTTCTTAAAACTCAATTAATACTCAAGGGTGTTATTGCAGAAGAAGATTGGCAGGGAATTCAAGAAAATCTTAAATACAGTTATATGAAGGATGGCCATTATGCGGAATTGCGAGATATGGATGTTCTTCGTGACCGATTAGATATACTAAATAGTATGGAACCCTATATAGGTGATTGGTTTTCTAAGGAATATGTACAAAAACACGTTTTTCGTATGACTGAAGATGAAATTACTAATATGGAAAAACAAATACATGGGGAACCAGATGAGCCTGAACACGCTCCATTAGGAAATCCGATGGATCCAGACGGCCCACTTACAGGCCCACAAAGATAACATATAACGAGATAAATTATGAGTGAATTACCAGCTATGATTTCAGCATTAGTTGATGACAATAAAATAGATGCAGAATCGCATTTTAAAAATTCTATGGCACAAAAAATAGGAGGTGCATTAGATTTAAAACGAGTAGAAGTAGCAAATTCTTTGATAAATAAACAATCAGATACCTCAGTTGAGAACTCTGCCGATGAAGAAATTTAAAGAATTTAATACATGGGTTGTAGAAAAGGATGAACACAAGAAATCATCCACCTATAAAAAACTTACACCTAAAATGAAAAAGGCGATAGATGATGTCTTTGATATAATGGAAAAAAATCCAGGCGATTTTTTAAGTACATTTGATAAAAATGTAGAAAAAGTTGCAAAAAAACATGGTGTAAAAGTTAAAGATATTATGAATTATTTTGATAAAGAAATGCTAACAATTTAGGATATAAACTATGGCAAATTCAATTAGAAACTCACATGGTAGAAGTGTTTTACATATAGATTCTACTGATGGAGCAATAACATTAGCAGAACTTACAGCAACTGGTGAAACTACTGTAGTGAGCGCAAGTATTGTTGATATTTTTTGGCAAACTGCAACCTCAATTACAATAGATAGAGGTGGTACTGCTGTCCATGCCTTCACAGGTACAGGACATTGGAACTTAGGTGCAGCTGGAGCTGAACTGTCGGGATTACAAACCGCAGATTTAGGTATTACGGTATCAGGCGCTTCTTATGCAGTTATTGTTGTACATAAATCATATTAATAGAGGGATAATATGAAATTAATAACAGAAATGTTTGATAATTTTGAAGTTCTTACTGAAGGTAAGAATGGTAAAGATTTGAAAATTAAAGGGGTTTTCATGCAGGCCGAGACTAAGAATCGGAATGGTAGACTATATCCCCTTAATATTTTAACAAAAGAAGTTACTCGATATAATAAGGAACTAGTTCAGCATAAACGAGCTTTCGGAGAATTAGGACATCCAGAAGGGCCTACGGTCAATTTGGATAGGGTTTCTCACTTAATCGAAGAACTATACCCCGAAGGTAATAATATCATCGGGAAAGCAAAGATTCTTGACACACCTAACGGTAAAATTGTCAAGGAACTTCTAAATGCAGGTGCGAAACTTGGAGTCTCTAGTAGAGGAATGGGTACACTTGAAAAGAAGGGTCAAACTAACGTAGTTAAAGATGATTTTTATCTTGCAACAGCAGGAGATATTGTCGCTGATCCATCTGCACCAGAGGCGTTTGTGGAAGGAATAATGGAAGGGAAAGAGTGGATTTGGGATAACGGAATTCTTAGAGAAGAAGAAGTTGCCCGTATTCATAGAGTCGCTTCCGCAAATAAGGCTAGTAAAGCCTTTGAAATGTTTCTTTCAAAACTCTAATATTATAAATATAATTAATCAAAACTTTACAAGGAGACTATATGTCTGAAGAACTCAATAAAGATATGGAAAAAGTGGATGAGGATTCGGTAGAGGAAGCAACAGCTCCTAAGGCCTCAAATCCAAGTTCCGTTAAGTTAAAACAAGAAAAAGAAAATATGCAAAAAGCTAAAACTACTGGCTCAGCATCTGAACCTAAATCAACTAAAGGTACAGTAAAACCTGTAACTACAGTAGAAGATAAAGAAGAAGATAAAGAAGTAAAAGCTAAATCTGAATCTGATGAAGAAGAGGAAGAAGAGGAAGTAAAAGCAGAAGAAAAAGCTTCTACTCCTAAACTCAAATCTGAAATCATGCAGGGGATTGTAGACCACATTAAAGGTCTGAAAAAAGAAGACCTTGCAAAAATGTATGGTAAACACGTTTTAGGTGAAACCGAACATGATGAAGGGTATGAGGAAGAAGAAGAAGATGAAGAAGCTTCTAAAATTAAGAAAGAGTCTATTGACCAAACAATTGAAGATTTAGATGTATCACAAGACATTGATGCTTTAGTTAGTGGTGAAGAAGAACTTTCTGACGAATTTAAAACAAAAGCCGCAACAATTTTTGAAACTGCAATTAAATCAAAGGTTCGTTCTGAACTAGAGAAAATTCATGCAGAAAATCAAGAATCTTCAAAGAAAGTTGCAGAAGAAACAATGACAAGTGTAGTTGAAAAAGTCGATGACTATATGAACTACGTTGTTGAACAATGGATGTCTGATAACGAACTTGCTATTGAGCGTGGGCTCAAAGGTGAGATCGCAGAAGATTTCATTAGTGGTCTGAAAGGATTATTTGAAGATCACTATATCGATGTTCCAGATGAGAAGTATGACATCTTGGAAGCCAATTTGACTAAAATAGAAGAATTGGAAGATAAATTAAACAAACAGATGGAAGAAAATGTTCAGTTGAAAAAGGCAAAAGGTGAACTCGTAAAAGAGTCCATGATTGCCGATGTTGCTGATGGGATGACTGATACCGAAACTGAAAAGTTCCAAAGTCTGGTTGATGATGTTGAGTTTTCCGATGAAGAGTCTTACAAAGAGAAACTTCAAACGATAAAGGAAAGCTATTTTGGTACTGATGAAGTAAAAGCTCAAGATGAGACTCTTACTGAAGAAGGAACCGAAGAACCTGTTAAAGTATCTGGATCTATGGCACAATATATGTCTGCCATTAAGAAAGATAACAAACGGGCTGAAAAATAATATCTAATAAACTTTTTAAAGGAGTAATTTATGTATAATTCAGAAGCTCTACAAGAAAAGTGGCAACCAGTTTTGAATCATCCCGATTTACCGGCGATTACCGATTCTTACAAACGTGCAGTTACCGCTGTTATCTTGGAGAACCAAGAAAAAGAAATGAAGGAGTCACGCAGTTTTTTGACTGAGGCAGAAATGTCCACAGCAGATGCTGTTGCAAACTGGGATCCAGTTTTGATTTCTTTAGTTCGTAGATCTATGCCTAATTTGATGGCATATGATATTTGTGGTGTGCAACCGATGAGTGGCCCCACAGGACTTATTTTTGCAATGAAAGCAAGAATGGGTGAAGGTGCAACATCCGTTGATGAAGCACTTTTTGATGAAGCAGATACAGGTAGTTCAAACGTTACCCTTTCTGCTCAAACTGGTACAGAGCCTGGTGCATTAAATGGTGGTACTGCTGGTGTATCTAATCATGCAGACAATCCCGATATTTGGGGTGAATCAGATGCCGCAAGTGGTTCTGATGTTGCTGGTACATACAACGTAAAAGGTGGTGATACTACAGCTGCCGGTGAAGCATATGGTGCTTCTGGTAGTTTGTTCCAAGACATGGGATTTACCATTGAGAAAGCAACAGTAACCGCAAGGACTCGTGCCTTACGTGCTGCTTACACAATGGAACTCGCACAAGAC